GAAATATAAATGCTCTTCCTCAGGGTTACTTTTTATGTGATGGAACACTTCTCAACACAACTACATACGCTGCTCTATTCAACATCATAGGGTATACGCATGGTGGAAGTGGAAGTAATTTTAAATTACCTGATTTAAGAGATAGATTTATTATTGGTGCTGGTAGTAGTTACAATGTTGGTGACACAGGTGGTAGTGCAAACGCAGTTACTGTATCCCATACTCATGGTTCTGGATCATACTCAGCATTAGATGCTGGTACTCACAATCATAGTTTTACTAATCAAACAGGAAGTCGTGGTCCACAATTCATCGCCTTCAGTAGAGAGGATACTAATCCTCCAGCACCAAGTGATGGCACAGGATATTCTCAAGGATCAAATGGTAATGATAAAATAATGGAAATACAGAGTGTACCTAATCACACTCACACAGTTAGTGGTACTTCTGCTGCGACTGGTGTATCTGCTACTAACGCAAACTTACCACCATACTATGCTCTTGCTTATATAATACAGTATTCACAGGGTGGAGATGTCGCAAAAGGTGAGAAAGGAAATCGTGGTCAAAAAGGTGATGCAGGTGTCGCTACAAAAGGAGAGAAAGGTAATCGTGGTGTTGAAGTAAAAGGTAGTAAAGGATCAAATATAGGTGGTAGTCTTGATTATGCTCATTTTAGAAAATCTACAGCTTCTTCAATGGTTGAGGATATAAATGTTACTAACACCGCTGCAGTTCCAATTAAATTTGATGTAGAAACATTCAAGGGAAATGTTTTTGGTCATAGTAATACTTCCAATCCTGAGAGAGTATCGGTCAGTGGTGATGGTATTTACAACATAACTGCTAATATTGGTATAGAAAGTTATCAGGAGTATGCTGATAGACCTGCTATCGCATTATATAAAAATGGAACAGTAATTGATTCTACTGTCTCAGTGTCATCACGTTCAGCTCTTAATGATTTAGATGGTTATGTAGTTAATAGAAGATTTGACACTATTAAAATTGTTCATACTTTACAATTAGTTAGTGGTGATTATATTGAAGTTCGTGGTTTTAGAAAATATGCCCGTATCACAGATGGCAGTCAACAGATACGAACAAATGTATATGAATGTGAACTCGTCATGACCAGATCCTCAGGTGCTGCAGCAACCTCAGGAAGTCAAGGTATTCAGGGTGCTCAAGGGGATAAAGGTAATAAAGGAAATATTGGACCTGCTGGTACTGGTGGTGGAACACCCGTTGGATCTATAATAGCATGGCCAGGTCCTACGATTCCCACAGGATGGCGTTTATGTGATGGTGTTGCTCTTAATCGCACAACGTATGCCGATCTATTTAATGCTCTTGGAGCTTTGTCATCACCATATGGTGCACCTGATAACAATTCTTTTTATATTCCTAATTGTCAAAGTAGATTTCTTGTCGGTGCTGGTTGGGCTACTCTTGGAGGACAAGGTGGTTCAAATACAGCAACCCTACAAGAAGCAAATTTACCATCTCATTTTCATCATGTTGCTGTTTATCAAAATGTGGGTGTAAATCCAAATGTTCCTACTATTAGTGCTACTAATCAGGTAGCTGGAGGAAGTGGAAGAAGTAGATATTATGAGGGTTATAGCCTCTCAGGTACAGGTAGTGCTGCTAACGCAGGAAGATCATCATTTGTTGGTTCTGGATCAGCATTTAATATTATACCTTTGTATCAAGGTGTCTACTGGATTATAAAACTAACACCTTAGATTATTTGCCTAACTAAATAGACATAGAAATATTTTGGCCGAAATAAGAAGATGCCTCTTAATAGATTAGAGAATTTTATAAAAAACGTAGAGGGAAGAATACTCTATGTGAATCCGAATGACCTTGACTCAACGGACAGTATAACCAATGATGGCAATTCATTAGCACAACCCTTTAAGACAATTCAAAGGGCATTAATTGAATCTGCAAGATTTTCATATGTCACAGGTAAGAATAATGATCGTATTGAAAGAACAACTATATTAGTATATCCAGGTGATCATACTATTGATAACCGACCTGGTTTTGCAATCAAACCAAGTAGTTCAAATCCAAATGTACCTACAGTTGTATCACCTGGTGGTAGTGAAACAACACCAGCCTCAAACGTTTTATCATTAGATTTAAATACTAATTTTGATTTAACACAAGAAGATAATATACTTTACAAATTCAATAGTGTAAATGGTGGTGTGATTGTTCCTCGTGGTACATCACTTGTTGGATTAGATTTAAGAAAGACAAAGATAAAACCAAAGTATGTTCCCAACCCAACAGATTCAACTGTTCCTAATTCTGCCTTGTTTAGAATTACAGGTACATGTTATTTCTGGCAGTTCTCTATATTTGATGCTGATAGAAATGGAACTGTTTATATTAATCATAGAGATTTTACAGGACAAACTAAAACAACAACACCATTATTCTCTCATCATAAGTTAACTTGCTTTGAATATGCTGATGGTGTTAATAAAGTTTCTGGATATAATAACACAGACCTTGAAATGTATTATGATAAATTATCAAATGCATTTAATGAAGCAGCTGCTACTAAAGTAATTCCATCTTCTGATAAGTATCCAGTTAATCCAGAAGGATTTGCTCCAAGAAGACCAGAATTTGAAATAGTTGGTGCTTTTGCTTCAGATCCGATTGAAATATCAGCAATTCAGTCTGGTACTGGAACTGTTCCATCACAACAAATTACTGTCACAACAAAAACGGAACATGGATTAAATGTTGGAACACCTGTTCAAATAAAAGGTGTTGTTGAGGGAACTAATACTAATCTTCCATATAATACTTCTTCCTTTGTACAAGATGTCATAAGCACCACACAGTTTACATATCTTGCGAAAGGAGACTTTACAAACATTCCACCTGCTTCTGGTGGTTCATTAAGTGTCGCAACTGCGACTGTGGTTGTTGAGACTGATACCGTCTCTGGAGCGTCTCCATACATCTTTAACTGTTCTCTCCGTTCAGTCTATGGTATGAACGGAATGATCGCTGACGGAGCAAAAGCAACTGGTTTCCGTTCAATGGTTGTTGCTCAGTTTACAGGTATATCTTTACAGAAAGATGATAGAGCATTTGTAAAATATAGTAAGATTGACAGACAATATAATGGTGTTTCGTTTGCAAATCCAACAGAAGGTGCAGCATTAACATCTGGTGCTGCTCAAGCAGATTCCTCTCAGATATATCATTTAGATGCTGATGCAGTCTATAGAAGAGGATTTGAGACTTGTCACATCACAATGAAAAATGATGCGATTTTACAAATTGTATCTGTATTTGCGATTGGATATGCGAAACACTTTAGTGCTGACACTGGTGGTGATGCTTCAGTAACAAACTCTAACTCTAACTTTGGTCAGATATCATTAAATTCTAGTGGATTTAAGAAAGAAGCATTTAAAAAAGATAATACAGCATATATTACATCATTAATTACACCAAAATCCGTTGTTTCAACATCAGCTGACGTTGATTGGCTTAAAATTAATGTAGGTCTTACAAGCTCTGTAAACATATCGAATCATATTTACATTGATGGATTTGTGAGTGAAGATGATGTACCACCATCATTAACAGCAGGATTCCGTGTTGGTGCTGCAATAACAGAAACTCTTTACATTCCTTGTGGAGATGATCCAGCCGCAATCACAACTAAAACTGCAGAAGTTCGAATGGTTGATGGTTTTGTTGGAAATCAATCAAATGGATCTAGTATTAGTGTAAAGAGATATTCTGTCACTTCAGGTCCTATTACTGTTGGATCTAATACTGGAATTCTTTCAATCGGTGCTCATGGATTACAAACGGGAGAAAAGATAAGAATATTCAGTGATAATGGAGATTTGCCTGAGAATATAGAAGAGAATACAGTTTATTTTGCGATTACACACAACACTAATAATGCTCTTACTTCTAATCAAATACAATTAGCATCATCTTTGACAGATGCTACAAATAGTGAAGAAATTACAATTCATAAAGGAACAAAACTTTCAATTGAAAGTCGAGTTCATGATAAAGAATCTGGAGATGTTGGATCACCAATATTTTATGATACTGCAAATAGTAACTGGTGTATAAATGTAGATCCTGATGCTTCAAGATTATCTTACTTTCAAACTTCTAATTTAGGCAAGAGTAACTCTACATTTATTAAGAGACAATCAGATTCAAGATCCTTAGATGATAAGATTTATAAACTTCGAGTTGTAGTTCCAAAAGAAGTTACAAATGGAAAAAATCCAGAAGAAAGTTTTATTATTCAAGAATCAAGCAGTACAGGATATCGAAATGCCACTGATTATAATCAAACTGGCATTACAACTGCAGATCATGGATTTAATCGTAACCTTAGATTTATTGGATTTACAACCCATTCAGGCACAGTTATAACTGTCACAACTTCTCTACCTCATAATTTAAATGTAAATGAGAAAGTTAATATTTTAAAGGTAAAGAGTACAACAAACACTACTGGTGTTGGAAATTCTGGTTACAATGGAACATTTGCTGTAACTACAATTCCTACAAGTAAAACATTTACTTGTAGCACCACAGATGTAGATGGAGTTTCTCATAATGTTGGAGATTTCACTGCTGGACAATTAAGTAATAGGGGTATCAATCTTCCACGTTTTGAAAGAAATGATATCTTAAGTAATTTCTACATCTATAGAAATGAAACTATCGAACCATATATCGAGGGACAGCAGGATGGTATCTATCATTTATTTGTTTTAAATGCTGGCAACTCTGTTCCTGAAGAATTTACTGATTTTAATTACAGTCAAAATGTTGTTGATCTTTATCCACAACTTGATAGAGATAATTTAAATGACAACCCTCCTGCATCAGTATCTTTTGCGAAGAGAAGTCCTCTTGGCGATGTCGCAACCAACTCTCTTAAGAATAGTTTGACAAGAGAAACAAGTGACAAACTTTTTAAAGATTTTGGCGTAGGACTAAAAATTAGCACAGTCGGTACAGATACAAATGAAGCTGAACTTACATTTGATCGAGCACATAATTTTGGTAGTCTTGTATCTGGATCTATTGGAGGTTCAAGCAGTGGATATAATAATGGTGTACATTATGATGTAAAAATACTTGATACAAGTTCAACACCAACAGGAGCTAACTGGAATGGTGCGACAGCAAATGTCACAGTTTCAACTGGTTCGATAACAGGTGTCGAGATTGTAGATCCTGGTGCTAATTATACTGCTGGAAATTACTACTTCGACAAGACATCAACTCTTGGTTTAGGGAATAATGGTACAATTTATGTTGTTGCGAGTGGTGGTATTCGAGGAAACATAGGTGATATTGTACAAGTCACTGGAATTGGAACAGAAACTGATAGTTATAGTAAGATTACTGCTATTAATTCAACCACAAAAATTTCAATCAAAAGAACAGGCACAGACCCATTACCAAAGTCAGGTCAGTTTTTACTTCATCTTGGATCTCCATTGGTAATATCAGGAACTCCAAGTTTCAATGCTACAACAAAGGTAACTACATTTACAACTTCATCACCACATGGATTAATAAAAGGAAATTCATTCCGCGTTTTAGATAGTACATCTTCTAATATTAATCTTGGAGATTTTACTGTTAAAGATAGGAATAGTACAACACAATTTACTGCTGTAACAACAAATGCATTGTCTTCTCCTGGTTTTATTGTAAAACATGGAATGTCAGCAAATGGTGGAGACATTGATAAAGGAAGGAGTCTTTCATTCTATGATGGTGATGTATTAGTTCTTACATCTAATATTACTAAATCTGATAGTGCGGTTAAATTGAAAGTACAAGTACCAAACTCAGGAATTGGTACAATGGCAAGGTTCCCTATCGGATCTTATGTACAAGTTGACACTGAAATTATGAGGATAGCTTCATCATCATTATCAGGATCAGGTAATGATGAACTGACAGTTATTCGTGGTGTTTTAGGATCTGATAAAGAAGCACACGATAATGGGTCATTAGTCAGAAAGATTAAACCATTACCAGTTGAGTTCCGTAGACCATCAATCATACGTGCTTCAGGACATACATTTGAATATGTTGGTTATGGTCCTGGTAACTATTCAACTGGATTACCACAGGTTCAAGTTAAGACACTGACAGAGAGAGAAGAGTTCTTAGTTCAATCACAAGAAAGATCTTGTGGTGCTGTTGTTTATACTGGTATGAACAATAGAGGTGACTTCTTTATTGGTAACAAGAGAGTCAGTTCAACGACTGGACAGGAGAGAACATTTGATGCTCCAATTCCAACTGTAACTGGTGAAGATCCATCAAGATTAAGTGTTATCTTTGATGAAGTTATTGTAAAAGAAAGAATCCTTGTTGAAGGTGGACAGTCAAATGAGATTTTATCTCAATTTGATGGTCCCGTTACATTTAATAATAGTGTTAAAATTAATGATGATTTATTTGTTACTGGAAGAGTTAAGTTTACAGGACCTCTTGAGTTTACTGCTACATCAAATGAATTTAAAACAGGTGTATTATTCAAAGCAAATGCTAAATTCCAAGACAATAAGAGAATATTATTAGGTAATGGTGCTGGAATAGCAACAGACACAAGTATTGGTGACTGTGAAATATTACATGATACGTTTAATACTAGAATAAATCAACTATCTACTGGAACTGGGAACCTACAATTACAGTATGGTGGAGGGACGAAATTAGAAGTTACTTCTACTGGTACAACATTATCTGGTATCACTGCATGTGGAACCTTAAATTCAAGTGCGATAATTACTGGTAATTCAATTGTAGGAGTAACTAGCGTAAGTGCTCCAGATATTGTTGCTTATTCTTCACAGGCATCTGCTAGACTTACTAATGATGGTGCACTCGAACTTCAAAGATACACAAATACTCAAGGTCCTTATATTGATTTCAAAAGAGAGACTGGAGATTATGATGCCCGAATCCAAATGGTTGCTGATGGTGGTGGAACTGGACCAAATGATGGAGATCTAAGTTTTATCGTACCTACCTC